TGTAACAGGCATTGATGCAGATACATTAGATAATCTTAACAGCACAGAGTTTTTAAGATCAAATACAAAAGATCAGAAAACTGCTGGCTCTCTTGTGATGAATGATGGTATTGCAATTAAGTTTGGTACAGACTCTGATCATAGTATCTCAGAAGTTTCTGGCAACTTAGAAATCAACACTGTTGGCACTACATTTTTCAAAGTGAACACCGCTGGTCTTAGATTACATAATCAGGCAGGTACTGAGAATTTAATTACTGCATCTGAAAATGGCGCTGTAGCACTTTACTATGATAATGTACAGAGAGCAATTACAACAAATACCGGTCTTAATATTACTGGGTTTCTTGATGCAGACTCTATTCAGACTACTCATATTGATATCTTTGATGTGGTATATCATAAGCCTACTGCACAGAATGCGGGAGCCGGCCAGACTACAGTAAAGGTCGCTCCTCACTTAGGTGTGCCATGTTCAATTGAATATTCTATTCATATGAAAGATGTTAATGGAACAACAACAAAAGGTGAAACTTCATATACTAAAGTTGTAGCTACTTTAGATAGTGGCTTAAACACCGCATATACAGAATTTTCCACATTATTTACAGGCGATAGTGAGTTTGGTACGTTTGACGTAGATGCAGATGCTACCAACATTAATTTAAAATTCACCAGAAGATCAGGCAGAGACGGTACAGTTAGAGTGCAGACTGCTAAGACAGTTATTGGTGGAGACGGTTAAATGAGCTATCGGGGGAAAGTGAACCATGGCAGCAGATAATAAGAATTTTATTGTAAAAAATGGTCTTACCGCACAGGGAGGCATACAATCTGATTCTGATGTTGATGTAACAGGTGATATTAGTGCAACTGGTAGTATTATTGCAACTGGCAGTATTACTGGCGCTTCTTTTAGTGGTAGTTTGCCTGCGGCTAGTTTGACAGGTACTATTGACTCTGCAAGAATTCCAGGCTTACAAACAGCAGATGTTGTTGCAGGAACATTTGTTGATGCTAGAATTCCTAATTTAGCAACATCGAAAATCACTTCCGGTACGTTCGATTCTGCTAGACTGCCTGCACTTTCAACATCAGACATTAGTAATGGTATATTCGACTCTGCAAGAATTCCAGGCTTACAAACAGCAGATGTTGTTGCAGGTACGTTCGCACTTGCAAGAATTCCAACTATTGCTTTAACCACCAATACATCTGGCAACTATGTACAATCCGCAACTGCTGGACTTGGTATTAAATCTCTTAGTGCAGCAGGTGAAGGTGTTGATCAAACAATTGCTGTAGATTCTGGCTTTGTCACTGGGCTATTTAGTGCAGCAGAAGGTATTAGTTATAGTGGTGGCGTAATTGGTCTTGATGCTACAGACAGTGCAACATTTGCTAACGTAACAGTTACTAACGAGTTTGCTGTTTTTGACTCTGCAAATGGTGAAGAAGTTGCAAAGTTTGCTGGTGATCCTAGTACAGGATTAACTATTCATTCTCACGCACATGCTACTGATGGTGGCATTCGCTTTGTAATTCATAATACAGCAGATTCAGATTATTTAATTCTTTCTCAGCCAACTGGCATTTCTGCTGTTAATAGAAGAATTAGAGATGTTGGTGCACCAACCTCTGATAAAGATGCTGCAACTAAATCATACGTTGACGGAGTAGCTCAAGGTCTTGCAATTAGAGACCCTGCAAAAGTAGCAACAACTGCCGCTCTCACAAGTACAAATGATATTACAGCAATTACATATGATAGTGGCGCTTTAGGATTTGGCGCAAAGATTTTAATTACAGCCACAACAGGTCTTGACTCTATTGATGGATTTACATTAAGCGCCGGTAATAGAATTATTGTCAAAGATGAAACCGGTGCTAATTTACCATTTAACGGTATCTATAGCTGGGACTCTGCAAAGGGTATCACTAGAACTACGGATATGGACTCCGGCAGCGAGTTTAACGGTGGTGAATTTGTATTCGTACAAGAGGGTACTATCAACGGTGGTAACGGCTTCTCACAGAAAGATAATGTAAATATTGTTGGTGATAGTGCAGTTCACTTTGTGCAGTTCTCTGGTGCTGGTCAGATTACGGCTGGACAAGGTATTAGTAAGACTGGCAACACTCTTGCTGTTGATTTATCTGGCACACCAGGACTTGAATTCTCTTCTAATGAACTACAAGCAAAAGTAGACGGTTCTACCATTGAAAGAGTTTCTGGTGGTCTTGCTGTCAAAGATGGTGGTATCAATACTGATAAATTTACAACTGCTGGTGGTACAGGTGTAACTCTCACAAACATTGCAACAAATGCTGGCGAAACATTCTCTACAGCAGGTCTTAGAAGTCAGCTTGAAGATGGTATATACAAAGTCTATACTACTGCTATCGGAGACTCTGATACTACAGCATTAGTAGACTCTGCATATGTTAGACCGTTAGCTAGAGCCGCTATTACAGCAGGATCAAATATTACATATGACTCTGCAACAGGTGTTATTTCTGGTGCAGCATCTCTTATTGTGCAAGAAGAAGGTGGTGCATTATCTACTGCCGCCACTACACTGAATTTTGTAGGTCCAAATATAACAGCATCTGGAACTGGTGCAACTAAAACAATTACAGTTGCAGCAGGTTATACCGATGCTGATGTTACTGCTCATGTAGATTCTGCATATGTACAACTCAGAGCAGATTCTGATTACATTAAGACTGTAGCAGATTCTGATTATATTAAGACTGTAGCGGATATTAATGCAGCAACTCTTGGTGGCCAAGCAATTGGCGCTTTCTTAAGAAGCGATGCGACTGATGCCTACACAAGTGGTACACTGACATTTAACAATGCCGCAACAGTAGCTTTTGCTAAAACAACTGGCACATCACCATTTACAGTAGCTTCTACAACTGTTGTGACTAATCTTAATGCTGATAGACTAGACGGGCAACATGGCGCTTACTATCGTATAGATATATTAGACTCTGCTGGCACAACACTGAACACATAAGGACTATTGAATGGCTAATCCATCTACTAGACAGGGACTGATTGACTATTGCAAGAGAAAGCTTGGTGATCCTGTAATTGAAATTAACGTAGAAACGAATCAAGTAGAAGATCGTGTAGATGAAGCTATTCAGTTCTATCGGGAGTATAACTCTGATGGATTGTTTAGAACTTATGTGAAGCATCTTGTCACTGCTACTGATGTAACTAACAAATACATTACGGTAAACGATAATGTCTTTTTTGTACAGAGACTTTTTCCTGTCAACTCTTCAGGAACAACATCATCGAACTTCTTTGATTTAAAATATCAACTGTCTCTTAATGAACTTTATGACTTAAATACGTTTATTGGCGACTTGGCTTACTATGAGCAAATGCGACAATACGTTTCTTTGCTTGATATGAAATTGAACGGTCATCCTCAGATTACTTTTAGCAGAAATCAAAATAGAATTTATATTCATGGCGATTTCAATAATCAGAAAATCGAAGCAGGTACATATATTGTCTTTGAAGTCTATCAAGCAATTGATCCACAAACACACACGGACGTATATAATGATATTTTCTTAAAAGAGTATTTGACACAACTGATTAAGCAACAATGGGGAGCCAACTTGATTAAATTTGATGGTATGGTTCTACCAGGCGGAGTAACAATGAACGGCAGACAATTGTATGATGATGCAACTCAAGAAATCGAAAGATTAAGAGAACAAGTCAGACTTACTCATGAAATGCCTGTTGACTTCTTTTTAGGATAAGACATGGCTAGAAATCCATATATATCACAAGCAGTAAGGTCTGAACAAAATCTTTATGAAGATATCATTATTGAGTCTCTAAAGATTTATGGTCAAGATGTTGAATATTTACCAAGAACTCTTGTCAATGAAGATGAGATTTTTGGTGAAGATGCTGTTTCTAGATTTGACAATGCACACACAATTGAGATGTATCTTGAAAATACAGACGGCTTTGAGGGTGATCAAGACCTGTTCAGCAAGTTTGGTGTAGAAATTCGTGACAGAGCAACAATGCATGTTGCACGGCGCAGATGGGATGCTGTTGTGGGCGCACATGTCACGAACAATAGACCAAACGAAGGTGATTTGATATATCTTGGTTTGTCGGATCAAATCTTTGAAATTATGAGAGTTGTAGATGACACACCTTTCTATCAGTTATCTAACCTTCCTACATATAGACTTGACATTGAATTGTTTGAGTACAATGATGAAGACTTTGATACAGGCAATGAGTCTGTTGATGAAGTTGAGGCACTAGGTAACGTTATTAAATTAACACTTACTGCATCTGATTCTGATGCGCTCCAGCTTGGTGAAAATATTCAATATCTTGTTGATAGCGCAAATGGTCCTAAGCTTGTAGGTGAGATTGTGAATTGGGATGCGTCTACTAATATTCTACAAGTTGCACATATCGGCTCTACTGATGGTAAGTTCAGAACGTTTAGCGCAGGCACATCTATCACTTCTACAACTAGCAACATCACAAAGACAATCTCTGCTATCAACGAAGAACTGCAACAATCCTTTAGTCAGAATGCTGCATTTGAAACGACAGGTGATACCATTATTGACTTCAGTGAAAGCAACCCATTTGGTGAGGTGACATAAGATGTTAAATCAACATTTCTATCACGAAAAGATTCGTAAATGCGTTGCTGTTTTTGGCACACTGTTTAACAACATATATGTTATGAGAAAGAATAGCTCAGGCGCAACTATTAGTCAACTGAAAGTTCCTTTAAGCTATGCACCAAAGCAAAAGTTTTTAGAGCGTATTCGTGAAACTGAAAACTTATCTGATGAAAAATTAGCTATTAAGTTACCTAGAATGTCGTTTGAAATGTCTGCTCTTTACTTTGATCCAAGCAGGCAGCTACCAAAAACAAATAACTTCTCAAGACTAGTCTCAACTAATAACGGTGTAAGAACTAAATTCTTTACTGCGGTACCATATATTATTAACTTTCAGTTGAATATTTTAGCAAAAGCAAATGAAGATGCTGTACAGATTTTAGAACAGATTATTCCTTTCTTTAATCCTTCATACACAATTACAATGAAGCCGTTTGCTGATTATAATGATATCACAGAAGATGTGCCAATCTCTCTGATTGGATTGTCTTTTAGTGATGACTATGAGGGGCAGCTAGAGAATAGAAGAACTATTATTTACACTCTAGATTTTGAGATTAAAACACAGTTCTTTGGTCCTATTTCAGATAGCAAGATCATTCGCAAGGCTATTGTTGATCTTAAGGACTCTGATACTGCTACTCTCATTGATCACTTTGAGCGTATTACTGTTGTGCCAAATCCGACTTCATTAAATATCATTGCAGACAGTGACTTCAACACTACAACAACTTTCTTATATCCAGGGTTAGGCGATAGCATCTAAAAAAATGCAACACTTATATAATGATGACGGCTTGAATATTGTAGTTAAAGGTTTTTGTCCGGTAGACGTTCTTGAGATATGGAAAGCTGAAAGACTAGATAGTTATAGATATCTCAGAGGTGATTATCTAGTTAAAATTACTGAAGATAATAAAACTATTTACATAACAGATTTTGCAGGCAGTCAATCTCCTAGGCAATTACCTAGAAACTCGACTATCGTTATTGAAAATAATGAAATAGTATACTGTAAACAAAACTGGAATACAACTAAAAAATATTATATTCCTCCTCAGGGTTTTGAAAGAAAGTCCAGCTTCGATGATTTCTTTCAAGCAATTGATGATGCTGTTGCACTGAGATGTATTGATAGTCCGACTATCACAATGAGTTGCGGACACGACTCTGGCGTAATAGCAGCATCTGCGCTAAAACAAAACTTAAAGTTTAATGCTCTTTCTTTACGATCTATTGAAAATGAAGATGTGCTTGAGAAGCGAACAAAGCTTGTCAATGGCACAATACTTGATGGATTTACAGAAGGCAGTGGCCATGACTTTATTGTTAATTTCATTTCAGATAATGTTGTGATCAGTGGCTTAGGTGCTGATGAGCTTTATGTAACAGGCGATGATGAGTTACTTGCTGAGTTTTTTGCTGACACAATTGATCTATATGCAAGTAGAGGTATTGAACATAGATTTCCGTTATCTGACTATAGCGTATGGAAAGAGTATTTCTCTTTAGATGAGCGAGTAATTAAGAAAGCAAATAAGTCACCATTTACAAAATACATGGAAGCACTTGATTTTCCTGTGCATTATGGTCAAAAGGTATCTTTTGGTATTTAAAAATTGCATATTATAAATACATAAAAGCAATAGATACTTTTGGTTTAATTTTACTGGAATACTAATGATTGAAGAAAATGATGCTAAAGATGATTTTGAGTATTCAAGATCAACATATTATGAGCTGCTTGATAAAGGCAGAGAAGGACTCGATCTGATGATGGAGGTCGCAAGAGAGTCTGAGCATCCAAGAGCATTTGAAGTTCTTTCCAGCATGATCAAACAGCAGTCTGAAGTTACTGATAGGCTTATGGACTTACAGAAGAAAAAAGTAGACTTAAATGGCACAAAGAAAGAAGAGAAGAAACAGCTAACTCAAAATAATGTATTTGTGGGCTCAACAGCAGATTTACAAAAGATGTTGTCGGGCGATATGGAGGTAATTGAACATGATACTGACGGAACTGACTAGAGGTATATTTAAACTCTTAAAAAAACTGATAGGTGAATCAAGTATTCTACTAGCAGTAATTTACACAATTGGACATATTTTTATTGCAACTATCTGTAATTGGCTTATTACAGGTGCAGCAATGGAGTTAGCAGCAGTAGATGCTATTGTAGAACCTTTGATTAATGGTGTTTGGTTCTATGCACTACACAAATTTGCCAAAAGATTTATTAAATGAATTTCGAAAAAGAAACTTATCTAGGCAATGCACAAGTCAAGAAAGACGGTGTACAGCAAGCCTGGACTAAAAAAGATATCAAAGAATATCAAAAGTGTATGAAAGACCCTGTTTACTTTGCTGAAAAATATGGTAAAGTAATTAATCTTGATAGAGGACTGGTGCCGTTTGAAATGTACCCCTATCAGAAGAAGATGTTTGAACACTTTGAAAGTAGTAGATTTTCTATCGTACTAGCGTGTAGACAGTCTGGTAAGTCTATTAGCTCATGTATGTACATTCTTTGGTATGCACTGTTTCATGCGGATCAGACTATTGCTGTTCTAGCAAACAAAGGCGCTACTGCAAGAGAGATGCTTGCTAGAATTACACTTGCTCTAGAGAACGTACCTTTCTTTCTACAACCTGGCACAAAAGCACTTAACAAAGGCTCGCTAGAGTTTAGTAACAATTCAAGAATTATTGCAGCAGCAACATCAGGATCATCTATTCGTGGTTTGTCTGTTAATCTACTGTTTCTAGATGAGTTTGCGTTTGTAGAAAATGCAGCACAGTTTTACACTTCAACATATCCTGTTATCTCATCTGGTAAAACATCAAGAGTTATTATTACTTCTACAGCTAACGGCATTGGTAATACTTTTCATAAAATCTATGAAGGTGCTGTACAAGAGACAAATGAATTTAAATCATTTAGAGTTGACTGGTGGGATGTGCCTGGCAGAGACGATGAATGGAAACAGCAAACAATCTCAAACACTTCAGAATTACAGTTCCAACAAGAGTTTGGAAACACCTTTTTTGGAACAGGTAATACACTGATTGCTGCGGATGCTTTGTTGAATATGAAAGCATCTATGCCTTTAGAAGATAAAGGTGATGTTAGAATATATGAGCAGCCAAAGTCAGGTCATGATTATATTATGACAGTAGATGTAGCTAAAGGTAGAGGGCAAGACTATTCTACATTCAATGTCATTGATATCACACAGACACCATTTAAGCAAGTTGCTATCTATAAGAACAACTTAGTTTCTCCAATTTTGTTTCCAAGTGTTATTCATAAATGGGCAAAGACCTATAACGATGCATATGTCATTGTAGAATCAAATGATGCAGGCTCTGTAGTGGCGAATGGTCTTTACTATGATATTGAATATGAGAATGTACATGTAGAGTCAATGATTAAAGCTAATGCAATTGGCGTTACAATGAACAGAAAGATC